TCCCTAAATTATTGTTTTTTTTTATTTATCTTCATAATATTTTTTGTATTCTAAAATTATAACTCTCTGTTCACCAATATATCTTTTCATATCATTTACAACTAGTGACAAATTCTTATAAGATTCTTCATCAACTGCGAACAAAGCAACACTCTTGCCACCTTCTCTTAGTTTCTTTACCACTTCTTCATAATTTTCGGGGGTCACAACTAAAAATTCAAAATCTACCCAATTTACAGGTTTTGGCATAGGAAGATTCAAAGGAACCTTTTCTGTAAAAACCTGTTCTGTAACTACAACTTCTTTTGGCGTGAATGCAGAACAACCCGCCAACAAGAAAATCGAAGACATTAGTATATATTTATTCATCATTTATTTTCCATTATACTGTCTGAAGTCAATTCTTCTATTCCTGCCTTTAAACTATTTTCAATATCTTTATTGATTATTCTTTGTACTAGTCCAGGCTTATTTTCTGCAAGATAACCAAGATCGTGTTCTGATAACTTATTTCTCAAAACATCTACTTCGTTGTTTAACTTTCTACTTTCTTCCGTTACTCTACTATTTGCTTCTCTAACTTCTACAATTTCTTCATTCAATCTTTCAATTTCTTGATCTTTTGAATTCACCGCCGTTTCTAACAATACATTGTTTTTAGCCAGTCTGTCAACATCTTCTTGCAAATTTTTTACATATAAGTAACCACCACCGGCAACCGATAGTATTACTAATACAAGTGCAATCTTTGCTCCACTGAAAATACCCATCATAAATCTCTATGTAAAATTATCATTGTTCCGTGTTGTTGATCTTGTAAAACTATTCTCTTATTGGGGTTAGATTTTATGTATCTTCTGATATCGACAGCATCATCCTTTTCGATGAAGTTCTCCCATCTACCATACTTCTTCTTGCCCCTCATAAATTTATTAAAAGAATCTGGTTTTACCTTGAATATTTTCATTCCTGCAAATTGGTGTGGGTCTTGAATAAATCCACCAACATTAGAAGAATCTCCTACTACATTTGCAATGTCTTCAACAACAAATTCTTCCGCTATTTCTGGGTATGTCTGTTTCATAATCTTTGCAAGAGTTCTTCCATCCACTCCAGAATATGTTTTTGCAATCTGGTCAGAATAATAATTAATACTATGTCTCAATCCTCTTCTGCCACTTTCTTTCTTTTTTCTCTGCAAAACTTTTAACAAAGTATCAAGAGCGTGGTCGTATACTTTCTTTTTGGCAGTTTTTGATTGAACGGTATTTATTACATCATTATACCACATTTCATTTAAAGGTTCAACCTCTTTGTTGTGGTATTCTTCTTCTAAAATATTAATATAATCCAACAATGCAACCTCTAACAATTGCAAATCTTCTTGTTTTAAATTTTCTTTGTTTTCTTTTAGAAGTGCCATTGCAGCTGCATAAGTCGCAATTCTAGATCTACCGCCTGGAAATTTTTCTAAAATTCTTTTGAGATTGAAAATAATCTTATGGAAAACAGTAAATGATTTTTTTTCTGCATCCGTTTTCAATTGATTAGATTTTTTCAACTTGTTTCCCTTGTCATCAATAATACCATTCTTAAACGCCTCGGTTTCACTCCAAGGCGTTGTTAGAAGTTTAATAAATTGATATGCAAGGTAGGCATTAAATACTGATGCCATTATATCTCTCCTAGAATTTGTGTTATGTGACTGTCTCTTTCAATCATACTACTATCAATAACTTTACCATCAATTCCTTCAATTTTATTTGGTAATCTATTTAGAAATTCCAAAAACGTTGCAAGAATATAATGTTGTTCTTCATCAATTTTCAAAAACAAAACTCTATTACAAGGCAATGTATTTAATACATTTAGTAATACTACTAAGTGATTTATTATCAACCTTTCCTTCAAAATGCCTTTAGTATGATACTTATGAAAAAGTCTTTTGACATATTTTATTCTTTTCATGTCATCAAGAAACTCTTCCATACTATGGCATTGAGGATTATCATAATGTTTCATTTGATAGTTGGCTACATTTGTCTCCGTCAAATTTTCAAATTTTTCCATGTTATATTTTCTTTTATTATTATGATGGTAAAACCTCTGTTAATTCAGAGATCAAATCTTCTTTCTTTTTTCTTCTGTCCAATTCAATCCCATGTTCTCTACCAAGAGCTTCTAATTCAAGTTTAGTCAAATTTTCTAATTCGCCAGGCCGATCAGATTCCTCTGAATCAGATTCTTCAGAACCAGATTCTGGTGTTTCAACAACCTCTACCTTTTTCTTCGCAGCAGACTTTTTCTTTGGTGGTGCAAGTTCATCAATCTTATCTTTTAATCCATTGATTTTTTTGTATACTTCACCAGTTTTTTCGTTTTCCCATCCACGATTGGTCGCTACTGCGTTCTTCATCCACTTCGCTGGGGTCGCCCATTTAGGTAATGACATTTAAGTTCTCCTCTACTTTATATAATTTGCAATTTTTCTAGCTCTGGATTTATTACCATATTTTTCCATCGCCATTTTTTCTACTTCTTGCTTGACTTGTTTTGTATTATATTTAGGGTTCATTTCTCTAACGATTTCTCCCATTTCTTTTGCATCTTTTTTATCTGCATTTTCAATGATTGTGTTGATTTCGTTAATCTCTTCCCTTTTCATAATTTTATACGCAAGGTCAACTAACTTAGGTAGTGGAAGTTTTTCCATTTTAGACTTATTAGAATCATTAACCTTATCGTATATTTGAACAACTGCAGATGCAGTAAACAAATCAACCATAGTCCCTTTAATTTTCTTTGCCTGTTTGTTATCAACGATATCTCTCATATCATCGATAATAGATTCTGTAAGTTGGAAATCTTCCATGCAATGTTGCGCCATTAAAGGACGGCCAATCATTTGTTTTTTGCGAGACTTCGCAATTTTCAAAGTTTTCTTATCTTTAATTTTCATTGGTGGAAGTTGAGAAGTTGAAATGATTGACTTTGCACCCTTCTCATCAGAAGCAGTTCCAACAACCTTGTTATCATCAGCGGTATCATATACAATAAACGGTTCCTTTAACTCCACGAAAAGTTCTACTTCTTCTTTCAGTCCAAGTTTCTTTGCAAGGTCTGCAGCATCTTTACCCATTCCGTAAGAGTTGTCTTTAATTCTCTGTTTAAACCACTTTTTAATTACTGGACGAGCATCACCCTTTGGATTTCTCTTACCAGCAGCATAAAGGTCGTCAAACAATTCATCGTCACCCAACAGACTATAAAGTGCATCTGTTGCGTCATCTCCCTCTTTTCCAAGAGTAATTGGTTTAGACATCAATTTCTTCAATGCAGTCACTTCGGATGACTTGTCAGCAAATGCCCAAGTACCTTCTTGCAAATCTTCATTTGTTAATTGAATTGCTTTATAAACTGCAGGATCATCAGAAAGCCCTTTTGCAATCTTTTCAATTGTTTTAACAATCTGTGTCATATTCCCACCCTTCCAACGAGGGTCGTTTAGAACACCAAACGCCATCTTGTATTGTTTTTTGGAATATTTTTTCTCATTAAGATTTTCTAAGTCTTCAAATATCTTGGACGCTTGACGAAGGTTAATAGTATTAATCGTACCCATATCATCTAGAGTTCTAAATCTAATACCTCTTCTATCTAATTGCAATTCAACATCATATACTTTTCCGTCCTTTCCACGAATAGAACGTATAATTCCATTTTTAAGTTTTGGATTGCTACCCTTAATTTTTGGAGCAGCTTCTTGTAATTCTTCTTTGACAAATTTTGTTAGTGACACACCCATATCTCCCCATGCTAGTGAAGCATCTCCACCTTTTCTACTGTATAAGAAAAATTTAGTTCTGTTGCGAGGATCGGTAGCAGAACCAAGAGAAACTTTTTCTACGTCATACTTTGCACTCTTCGACTTACCCTTTACAACCAAAGTCTCCTTATGTCCCTTTTTCATCGATGAATCAAAATGCACAGTTACTTTATCACCCTTCTTCAATTTTTCAAAATCCTTACGAGCAACCAACATCTCACTTAAAACTTCTTCTTGATATAAATCCCACTCTTCGTGAGACATTGTTCCAACTTCTTCTTTATACATATTGAGTTCATATCTTTTGTTGTCCAAGTTTGCAACTTGAATTTGGACACCTCTAGATTTACCTCTCTTATCAGTACCCATTAAACGATATGAATTTGTTTTTCCACTGGATGGTTTTCTAGGGCCCATAGCAACTTTATCATCAATTTCTTCTGGGTCAATTTCGATTCCAAACTTTTTCTTAGCAAAATCATATGCATGTTTCATTGCACTAGAAAAATCTTTATGATATAGTTCATATCCAGTTGACGATTTAGCCTCTTCCAACTCTTCTCCAACAAGTCTTTTTGCATACGCATCAAACGACTTTTGATCTTCTACAGAGTCTTTGCCTTTACCTTTACCTTGGAAAAGTTCTCTCCATGCCTTTCCGTTCTTATATTTTTTGAAGTATGCTTGCAGTTTAGCAGCAGTTTCCCTGTCAATATTTACAATTTCTTTATCATCATAGGATAAACTTCCAATTGCAGCTTTGCCGGCTTTAACTTCCCAACGTTCTTCTAAAATTTTATTAAAAATTTCTTCAGTGGTAATATCTTCTTTTTTATATCCAAGTTTCTTCAATTTCTCTTTAAATGCAGACTGTCTACCATCAAATTGTTTTTCGTTAGAAAGGTCTTTTTTACCTTGGTCTTTATACATTAATTTCTGGAGTTTTTCTTTAAAGGCCTTTGTTCTACCGTCCAACTTGTATTCTTCTTTTTCTACTTCATGATATCCTTTACCATCACAATGGTCACACCCTTTACCTTCGCATTCTGGACATTCAACCTTTTCCATTTCTTCTTTTTTGATTTCTATAGAATCTTTTACTGCATTTTCTAAGTGTCCTTTATCATCACACATATCGCATCCTTTACCTTCACACTTAACGCAAGGAATCTTTCCTTCTTTTACCGCCTTCGCAACTTTATCAGAAATCGTGACAGGGTACTCCTTATCGCCGAATTTGAATTTTTTCTTGCCCGCTGATTTTGCGGCACTAGCAGCCCCAATAAAGTCTGCGACATCTTCTTCCCTTACCTTTTTTGCAACATCCTTACTGATAGTAACAGGATACTCTTTATCGCCAAGTTTGAATTTTTTCTTACCAGCAGCTTGGGCGGCAGAAGCGGCCCCAATAAAGGCAGCAATATCTTCAATTGTCATATTCTTTTTAAACATGAAAAATCTCCGTTTTTTTATTATTTATCTATTTTTTAACCTTGGCCCACAAATCCGCATCACCAGTAGTTCTCGTTTTTCCACCTGTAATAAATGAATTCACCCTTGCAAACGCCCATTGTTGTGGAGTGGTTCCTGGCCTATGACCACCTTTCCATGCGGCCATACCTCTATCATATACCTTTTTCAGAATTTCATATGAAATGCCAGATTTATCTGCCTTCTTAACTAGTCCAGCAATCTTAGCTTCGTCTAGTGTCTCCGCACTATCTTCACCAAACATTTGCTTGTATTTCTTAGTATATTGTGAAGGTTTCGTTTTTGCATCTGCATCGCCAGGCGCTGGTTTATAAGAAGAGTCTTTTCCATCTGGCTTAGATGCCTGTTTTTTAAAGTGGGCAGCTCTTTTATCTTTAGTTGACTTGGACATCTCATCACCATCAGCATCTTTTGCATAATACTTTTTTGGTTGAGATCCCTCTTTGTCTTTGATATCTGGGTCTTGAGTTGTCTTTCTTTCAAAAAGAAATTGAGAAAAACTTTTTATCTCTGCATCTTCGTTAACTGCCTTCATCACATCTTGCCAACTCATTTTATATGCTAGTTTGTCTCCAATCTTTCTCGCAAGCTTACGGCGAGCCGCAATCTTATCTTTTAAGGTTGGTTCAATAACATCTTTTTTCTTTTTAACTTTTACTGTTTTGGAAGACCCTCTTGGTCTGTGTAACCATGCAATCTCTTCTAAATCTTCTGTAGAATAACCAAGTTTCTTTTTCAGAATATTCATTGCAGTTGCCATCTTAACTTGCATCCACTCATCACCGTATCTTTTCTTAAAATCATCATCTGGCAAATCTTTTGCAATCTTTTCTAAATCCTTTTCTCTTTCTGGATTCATCTTAAAATCTTCTGGAACACAATTAGGAACATCTTTACCACTCTTCTTTTTCATTCCTACTTGTTTGTAGCCAGGCCAACAATCTTCTATTTTATTACCGTCTTTGTCATATTTACCAGACTTCTTTTTAGCGATTGCAATTGCAGCCTGTTGGGCTCGAGATACACCTTCATCTTTTCCAGTAATCCTATCACGGAAATCTTTTTTAACTTCACCATCAGTAACTTTCTCAACATCTTTAATAATCTTTGGATTTTTTAACATTTTGCGTAGGTTATTTTTAACTTCCCCAGCACTACTTGCATCTACATAAAAAGTGGGCAATCCTTCAATATCTACTTGATAATTCGCTTCCTCAAGACTTTCATATTTCAATTCTTTACTTGATGTAGAAAAATTCTTTTTACGCATTATTGTTTTGTGAACAACCTCAAAATCACCATTCTTATAATTGATAACTACAGGTAAATTTAAGTTGGTTGACATGTCTTTGAGAACTGCTTCGATGTCGGGGTTCGCCTTGATCTGAGAACCCTTTTTCTTCTGAATCTTTTTGAAAAACTTTTGAAGTTCCGCTACTTTAATTTCTGGGTCATTTCTTTTATCATTCATTCTGTCAACAAAATGTCTTGTAAATGTAACATCAATATCATACTTTGCAAGCATTCTATCTGCGAATTTTTCTAAATCGTCTATTTGTTTTTGAGACACTTCTTCATTGTTGTATATTCTTTTATACACAGTTGCATAATCGTCATCGATACCGATTTTAAAATCCAACTCTTTATAAACAGATTCTATTAACATTTCATCTTCGATATCTTCTACAATCTCTACAAATTCTGTTTCAATAAAACGTGAAAAGTCCGAATTAGTTGCTTCAAGAAACTCTGACAATTCTTCACTTATATTCATCGCCTTTCTAAGAGTATCAAATAATTTTTTTCCGTTAGACTTTTCAAACGCAGATGGTAAACCATTTTTAAAACTATCATAGTCATTTGCAGCAGCTGCAGCTCTCATCTTAGATGCAGACATTCCAGTAACACCTTCTGCATCTGGATCTCTTTCTCCTGCAGAGACTACTTCGATACCACCTTTAAAATCATAGAAACCATGACTTCCTTTTTTACCATTGTATTTGTTAAGTGTAGTTTTAAATTCTGTAACTCTATCTCCACCGACAACCATAATACATCTCTTATAACCCATATCATATAGCATAGGCGCAATCATAAATGCAGTTTTTGCATTTCTATTAGAGATGATATTACGAGAATATTTTGGAAACATCTTTTTCATAAAACCAACTTTAGTTTTATGATCTAAAGGATCCTTTTTGTCATTTTGCGAATGACTAGGAAATACCATAAAATCGGCGCCTTCTTTTTTGGCAACCGATGCAAGTTTTTCTATAAGTTTTTCGTGTCCTGTGGTTGGGGGATTAAACCTACCAAATGTAAAAACTACTGTATCTTTCATGACCCTGCTCTTGTAATTTTAGTGATTCTTTCAATCTGTTGATTGATAATAGCCTCTCTGTTGGGCCAGTAAATATACTCTTTTTCCTTATTTTTCATTAAATTATTTAGAAGAGGCAAAATCAGATTCTCCACCTCTTGTAATTTATTTGCGACAATAACCTTTTCGTTTTCATAGTAATCTTTTACTGTAGAAACTTCATCTAACATACTACCAAGTCGGTCTGCAAGATTATCCATTTTATATTCTAAAAGTTTTACGCTCTCGCCTGTAGTCTCCAACTGAGAAGTCATCTCTTCAGTCTGTACAGATGTATTAGTTAATCCTTTAAGATCATCTTCATCTACCGCTGTAAAACCAAAATCTATATCGTCTTGTGTCATGTGTCAAACCTATGAATTTTTATTTCTAATTTCCCACAGTCATATCCCTTTATGACTCTATGAAAAACTCCTTTGTTTATTTTTAACATCATTCCTTCCAAGAGAGGGAAAGGAAATTCGTCATCATATTGAAAATGCCAATCATCAGATTTTAATATTTCAACCAATCTAGTTTCATTATCTCTGTGCCACACTAAATCATTTACATCAGCATCACCAGAAAATGTTCTCTTTACTGTTCTTTCATCAATTACTTCTTCAATATATGGAACCATCATAAATCACCTATTACCAAAAAAAGTTACCACCACCACTTAATCCAAGTTGTTTTGCGTACTTTGGAAGTCTACATGCCCAATAGCCTGGTTTTGTCTTATCGTTCTTTTGGTCGCAATTATGTCTTGCAACAAAACTCTTTCTTGCTTCTGGGTCATTAATCTTTGCAGTCAATCCTGTTGTATCCCCAAAGGAAACCTTAATTACATTTCCCTTATCATTTTTAACATATACATAATACTTTTTCTTACCACCCCTCTTTGGAGAATTCAATTCCACATCTTCTTCTTCCATCAAAGGACAGTCCAAAGGAACATATTCCTGTTCCTCAAACATCGCCCACTCACCAATATCTGTTTGTAACATTTCTATGTCGTAAAGGTCAAACTCGACTTTACCCTCTTCGAATAATCTTCTTGCAACTCTAAAGGTTTCATAAAAATTATTTGAACCTAGACGAAAGACATTATCAATTAGTGGTATTTCATTCTGTCTATGATACAACACCATTTCTTCTATATTTTGAAACTGTTTATAAGTTTTCATCTCAATAACTTCTCCAATTCTCTCATAGTCTTCGCTGGATTGATATGACGAATACCAATACCACCTTTCGCTTCCCATTCTTTTATATTCTTAGGATAATCATCAATTAGAATATTTGGTTTATCATTTGTTGTAGCAAATTTCTGTTTATCTGCTCGTTGGACTAAATGTATTTTTCCATTCAATCTCAAATTTTTTGAAATCCAAAATCTTTTACCTTTTTGTGAGTTCGAATCTCTTTTTGAATATGCAGATAAAATATTTGCATTATATTTGTTTAACATTCTCCACATTTTTTCTGCACCAGGCATCCATGGAAGGGTATGCCAAAAATCTTTTTTAGATTTAATATCTTCCCATCTTTCTTCTTTATCAGTTGATGCAAAGTCTTTATTAAATGCATCTGTATATCCGCCTGTAAAATTACAAAGGACTTCATCCATATCGCAGTAAATTTCTGGCATTTCTTTTTCAAGAATATACTGATTGAATGTTTTCATTTCATCAAACCTTTTATTATTTTTAATGCCTTTTTACCATCTGGGTGGTTCGGGTTAATACTGACTTCATCTCCGTTAACAAAATCAGAAATATTAGCTGACTTGCCAAGAGCAGTAATTGCTTTGTGTAATGGATCTTTTGGATCGTATCTTCGCTCAAAATCGGATTTTCCTCTTAGTTCTACCCAACTCTTTTCCTTAGTATCCCACATTTTAAGAACATCTTGCCCTTTGCCACGAATCAATTTAAGTTTGATGCCTTCAGAAAGATACTGAGTAAATCCTAACATTAGTCATCATCCATTTCGTCCATGATACTATAATCATAAACAGCATCAATGTAATCCTTGGCCTTTGTCACTTTAGAAACTACCCACGCCTCCATTTCATATTCGTCATTTTGTGGATTATCCACTTCTTCCATAAGTGCCTCTGCAAGTTCTGTAGACTTATTAGAAAGAATGATAAGTTGTCTCAACATCATCTCCAAACTATCTTGTGCAAACTCTGCGTCTTCTCTAATTAGTTCTTCTTTAATTCCTCTGGCAGCCTTTTCTGCAGAAATCCATTTTTTTGCGACACTTTTAGTTGGTTTTTTCTTTGTCCATGTTCCAATGGTTCTATATGCCCTCATAACATCTCTTTCAAAATCAGCACCATCGGAGTTATCAATTACAAACATTTTTGATTTAAATGCAGACTGGAATTTTCCAATGTTTCCTTGAACACCTTTCCACATAGATTCAACTTCATTGTCTGGAAGACTTCTCGCCCTTAACCTATTTCGGTTTAATGCGGTATCTAAATCGGTGTTTACAAAAATCATTGCGGTTTCATAACCCATCGCTTCTAACTTGTCTTTTTGTTTTTTAATTTTATCATAATCTTTTCCAGTACCATCGATAACAAGTCCAAGTCTACCCTTCATATATCCCGCCTGTTGCATCGCAGTAAGTGCCTTTGCTTTACCTCTTACTTGTTGTCCAAGGTCAGAGAAAATATCGTCTGGATTTCCTTTATCCAATCCAGCCTTATCTAATGCCCTTTCAAATGCAGGATCAGAGTTTACAACTCTCAATCCAAAAGAAGTAAGTGCAGTTCTACCTACAATAAAGGATTTGCCAGAACCTGGCCCACCAGCGAGAAACACCGCCTTAAAGATGCCTGGGTCGTGTATGCCCTCATTTAAAGACTCTTCGTTCCTAAGATTTTCGATTATATTTTTTATATCCATTTTACTTATCCCATGCCTTTGCTGCAGTAAAGTTATTGTAACTAAATTCCATTCGATCTACAATTTTGACGGCATTACCATTCGTATCAATTGCAACATAACCTTCTGGATTTGTCACTTCGTAACCGTTTTTTGTACGAACAAAAATCTGCGTTAATTGTTTAACACTATTTAGTTTATTTATAATGAGAGACTTGGCGTCAATCATTTCTTCCATAAAATCGACAATTGCATATGCAACACTGTCTAATTTAATTAACTGCTTTACTGCATCATCTCTAATTCTCTCTTTATCTTTTCTTGCACCTTCGGTTTTTAATTTTGCAATTACCTTTTCGTCAAAAAACTTTTTAACATACATCGAATAGTCTAGATTTTTCATATTCTTTGTAGAAATATTCTGTCCTTCACGGATGTATGTATTGAGATAGGTTTTAAAACTTGCACCGGCGAGTCCTTTAATAAAAGTTTTATTTTGAAGTTGCATAAATGTTTTAAAATCATTCGCCTTGATTTTCTTAAATTTTCTACCAACTTGAGACATTTGACCATTGAATGTTTTTAGTTCAGACGAAGTAAATTTTGCAGAACCAGAAACATCTTTATATGTTGCATCATCCATCCACACAGAAGATGTTTTCTTTAGCCCAGAAATATTAACACCAAAAGAAGCTGTCATTGATGGTAAATCTTTTCCAGAATATGTTGTATGCCAAACAACACCGATTTTTGCAGCGTTGATCGCCTTTCCTAAATCAGAGTCTTTCTGAACTGCGTACATCAATGTATTTTGTTGAAATGTTAGATATGTCTCGCCATCAAGTGTTTTTTCCGACACATCGTCAGTAAACATCAAGTCGCCTTGAATTACCCCTTTGATTCCTAACTTGGAAAATTCTTGAAATGCAACAGTAAATTTTGATTTTAAGGCAGGACTAAGTTTTGTATCTGCAGCAATCTCTGCCGTACTTTTATATAACAACGGAGTTTCATTAAATACAGATTTTTTTGCAACAAAAAACTTGCCGTCACTTGGGTCAATTCCAGCGAATATGGCAGGAGCACCGTCCCATTTAACTGTCATGTTTACTTTAGCATCTGAGTTTCCAGCCAACATGTCTCTTAAAGATAAAAGAAATCGAACAGCGGCTCGACCACCATCGATTCCAAAGTTTAAAATTTCATCCTCAAGATGTTCTAGGTGTAAATTTTTTCCACCCTTTGATTCATTAAGATATTTTTTAAATGATTGCATTAGTAAAGTTTCCCGAATGGCCCAAATATTTTCCCCTTCTTTTGGGCAAGATATGTTAAAGTTGTTAGTAAGTCATCTCTTTTTTCATCGTTTGTGATAGAGACAATTTCACACACCAAATGAAGTTGCATCAACTTACTATGAGCATAATCTGGTCTAGATGTATTAAATACCGATACCACATTTTTTTGAAACTGGTTTTCGGTTATTCCTGTATATTGTTTTACTTTATTAAATTTATATAAGAATCTATTATAATCATTCATAAATTCTTGTTCAGATGTAGGATAATTTTTATTATCATTGTCCCAAGTAAGACCTTCGTCTGTAAAAACTTTTCTGGCCATGTCTAAAGGAACCTTACCAAGTCTTGCAGAAGTCGCACCCAAGTCTGTCCCTTCGATTTTTAAATTATTAAAACCAGCACTATTTTGTCTGATTTGAAATTTAATTTTTCCCTTTTTGCCTTCTACGACAATTTTGGTATCTGAGTTAACAAACTCTCCATTACCTTTTGTTTTTAAATTTAGATCAATATCAGAAAGTTTGAAATTATATTCTTTATCATCGAAAATATCCATATTTTCTAGATTCACAAGTTCCCATTTTGCAGTTCTCCCAGACATCTTTTTTAAGGAAATACCTACAATTCTTCTTTCATGGAACATATCTCTTAGAATAGCGTTGAATTCTTCTAGAGAAGTTACATCATCTAATACTTTTTCTTTTAAAGTATTTTTTACTTTGTTAAGGTCAGATACTAACCATATGTCTGCAGGGTTCCAAGTATCTTTTTTTGCAATACCATATTTTTGTTTGCAAATCCCAGTGATATAATCCATAAACCCACCATCTCTGGAGTAGTGTCCATATCTAGTATTTCCTACTTCTCTATATGTTGTGAGTTGTTGTTGAAAGAATGTATTTTCCCATTCTTCGTTCATTGCAGGATATATCGCCTTCAGATCATTGCGATATAATTTCATAAATGCACCTTGATTAGTATACCCATTATTTTCAATACTTTTTTGTATTGCAAAAAGAGAGGCGAGTTCTTGCATCTGGGTAGTTTTCCCATCAGAACCGCCTCCCATTCCACTAAAGGGTGCTTTATCTATTTGTGTCCACTTATACCCATTAAAAATGGGAAGGTACTGGCCACTTTTTGTTAAAGAACTTGTAACTCTAGGTTGCGATTTGTCCTTCACCGCCCCAAGAAACTTTTTTACTTCTGGAGTCAATTGAACTACGGCTTTTGATCTATCCGAAAACTTTAGTTCTTTTTTACCATTGATAACATCCGCAACCATATTCAAATATGGTTTTTCAAACTTTGCTTCTTTTGCCCCAAGGTTTGCCAATGGAATTCCCTTTTTACTAAGTTAATACCATTATTTATAATTTTACATATAATGGAGATATGTGCCGACAACATACTTATCATCAGACTTTGCGGGCATACATTGATGTGGGTGTGTCCAGAAAGGTGGCCAGATGGCAAGTCTTCCCTTAACTGGATTCACACTTAGATTATAATCTGGGAAAACAGTCTCCCCACCTTCTTCGACATCATTCAAATAAAAGAAACATGCAACAAATCTTTTTGCGGATAAGTGGTCTCCAACATCCGAATGATATTTAAAATCATCATCAGAACCCTTAGTATATTTTTTCATTTTAATTTCTTCGTTGACACACTGGCCAGGAAAAAACATAATGTTATTATGTCTGCGATACATTTCAGTATACTCAGAAATAATAGTTAAAAGTTTCATAGAAAATTCTTCAAACTCTGGGAACTTTTCAGATAGTTCTGGGTCAAAGAAATTTACTTCGGTGTATGTTCTTGCTTCGGTATTTACTTTTCTGTGATGTTCTTTTGCAACTTCAAACAAGTCAATCATCTTATTGCAATCTTCATCAGATAAAACATTATCCCAAACAGAAATAAATGCTCGTTGCCCATCTGGTGGACGCATATCAAACTGATCTTCATCTACTTCGAAATGAACTGTTGTTTCTGCAGTAGTTGCAGTATTTGCTTCTTGTGTCATATTTTTATCTCCACACTTCCAATTTTTTTCTTTCCTTCGTTTTGAAAATTCTTATAGGACGATGTACTCACCTCTTCTACGATATCATCTTGTGCAGAATTTTCTGCATCGTACAATCTCATCTTTGGCCTATCGATTCCAACAACAAATCGTTTATGATTATTAATGTCATTATATCTATTCTTCAACTGTTTAACCAAAATCTGATTCATGTCTTCCAACTCTTCAGTAGATATCAACGCAAACATCAAATCTGCAGTCGCAGGAAGTCCAAACGACTCTGAAGTATCTGTTAAGTCAACATCTGTATTTGAGTAACCAGAACGAGTGGTCTGTGTTGCACTGATGATAGGCACATCATTCTCAACAGCAAGTCCTCTCAGTTCTTCTGCAATTGATTTTACAAGAGTATAGGAGTTTATACCAGCACCATAACGTATTCTTGCAGAACTACAAATATTCAAATAGTCGATGAATATTACATCTGGTACAAAGTTCTTTTTCAGATGCAATTCATTCAACAGATGTCTAAAGTGATTTGCATTCGCAACTGCGGTTGGATACTCTTTAATAATCAACTTACCAGTAGTTTTATTTTTAATCTTTTCTATTTTCTTTTCGAATACAGACTTAGAAATATTTGCAACATCTGCAATCGAAATGTTAAGTAAGTTTGCATCAATTCTTTCTGCAATTTTTTCTTCAGACATTTCTAATGTAATGTATAAAACGTTTTTTCCCATCATATAATGGTTTGCAGCAAGGTCACACATAAACAAAGATTTACCAACACCAGTACCAGCAAGAGCAACATTTAATGTTTTGTTCGATAGTCCACCTTTGGTAATTTGATTGAACAAGTCCAAATGGAAAGGTATCTTCTCTTCTACTCTATTGTAAAACTCAAATCTAGTTTCAAAGTCATCAACAAAATCATGTCCAATATGTGTATCAAACGATACTGCAAGTGCGTCTTGTAATAGTTTCGGCAAGTCACCTTTTTGGTCTTGATGATCGTTCAATATACCAATTGATTTCATGACTGCATTATATAATGCACGCTCTTGACACCACTTTTCGGTATGATCTACTTGCCAGTCAGTTTCTTTCTCATCTGTTTCTTTTAATGTCTCAATGAGAGTAAGTGACTCTTTAAAATTATTTTCACTTAGACTAACATCATCTAATGATATCATTAAAGAGTCTTTGGTTGGTGTAGTGTTGTACTTTTCAACATGACTACGAATCAACTCAAATATAACTTTGTTTGGTTCACTAGTAAAATAATCTTTTTCTAGGTATGGTAATGTTCTTCGCACATAATCTTCATTAGAATATAATGCACTTAGAATTATACTTTCACTTAATTCCATTCAATTTATCCGCTTCATCATAAAGTTTTTTTGCTTCGGACTCTAAAGTCTTCGCTCTATTATGTAGTTCTATAATCTTTTCTTCGTTAGTTAAAGTTTTTTTTTGATCGATCAAAGTAATTGTTTCTGGTTCTTTGTCTTCAGTACCATAAACTTCTTTCCACTTATCTGCAGGACATCTTAGATTTGCAATCTTTGCTTTTGCAGGCATAAAACATCCACACTTTTTACATACGAGGGCCAAACCTTGAAAGTGTTCACACCCTCTACAAGTATTAAGTCTTTGTTTATATACATGTTTAGAAGCAAAGATTTTCATCTAATTACCAACTCTATATTTCTTTTTCAAGAAGTCATTGAATTTAGAATCCGCCAATAAGTCTTTCCAAAACTCAGGGGTATGGGTTTCTTTTTCACGAAACTTCTTATCATCAACCTCACCAGTTTCTGGATCAACCATTTGATACCATCCACCAGATCTAGATATTACACCATAATCTAGTGCCATGTCAAGAAGACCTGATGTTTTATCTACACCATTATCCCAAGATACGGAAATTGGAATTTTAGATTTTTCTTTAACAAACCTAGACTTCTCTACATTGATTACAAAATGATAACCTTGGATTTCTGCACCAACTTTATCTTGTTGTCTACCTACAATCCAAATAGTATCTGCACTATAATACATTCCAGTACCACCAGAAACTACCTTTGTTGGATACAGTCCTTGAGAATCGTATGTATGATTAATTGCAACCATTGGAATATCTTTCATTGTTAGATGCGGAGTTACCATTCTAAACAAAGACTTGAATTGTTTTGCTCTTGTCATATCGGCAGCAGACTTTTGATTCTCTGCATCCTCTACTTCTTTTTTGGATGCAAGGTTTCCTACAGAATCAACCATGATAAAAAGTTTGTCTTCTGTTTCGATTTCTTTTAATTGCGAAACTATATCAAATTTTAATTCTTCCAAATCAGTAACTGGAATATGTACAACTCTTGATGTATCGATGTCGAACACATCAAAATAATTTTGCGGCGTACCAAATTCACTATCATAAAAAAGTGCAACACCTTCTGGATACTTGTCAAGATATGCCTTCATCATAATCAAACCAAATGCAGTCTTGAAGTGTTTACTAGGGCCTGCAATCATAGTCAACCCAGATGTATATCCTTTATCTAAAGAACCAGAAAATGCAACATTCACTGCAGGAATGTTTGTAGGAATATTATCCTTTTCGTGTAGAAACGGAGATTCGGAAAGAGTATTAACTCTCCCATCTTTGAAAGAAGTATTCTTTCTTAATTTACTCATTAGTCCAGACATATTATTCTCCTATTAAAAAAAATCGTCTATTGTGAATATCTTTTCAACCTTCCATCCAATCGCATCGGTTATGGTTTTAATTGGATCAAGGAAGGCCTTTTCGAATTGTTTTGTGTAATCAATGTAATCATTCAATCCAAACTCATCTGGAATAACTGACGCCATTGCAATGGTATTATTACCGATTGGATTTGGTTCTTTAAGGTAAACAAACTTAATCTTTTCACCTTCTTGAATTAGTGGATATGTCATCTGAAGTTTGTGTTTCTTAACCAAATTATTGAAATGAATGACACCCTTTACATGAATGGGCGTGCCCTTCTTGTATAGTTCTGCAGAATCGAAATACTTTCGTAATCCGTTGACACTTCTAGGAAATGCAACTTCGTCTACAGGGAAAGTTTTAAAGTCTTCTCTAAAAGTGTCGATAAACTGGATGAGTTCATCATTATTACCACCCATAATAACCCTAAAGGACTCTTTCAACTTATCCCGACATGCAGCGGGGGTAGATGATCTAACGGCCTCGATACCCATAATTTTTAGGTCTGGTTCTTTATATCGAACGCCCTCACTGTCGTGGACATTTAGAATATATCTTTTCTTCGCAGTCCACAATCCTTTTGATGCAATCACTTCTCTTTTCATGAACATCTTCTGTTCATATGCATTCATATACGAAGCAAGCTCTTGATAACTACGATCAATAAAAGGTTCAATTTTCTCTTGGGCAACTCTATCAAGGAAGTTAACCACTCGCTCCGTTTGTACACTATCCTCACTCTCCTTGCCTGCAGTTCCTTGGTTAAACACTTTATGTACCAAGTCACCAAGAGTGACGTATATCGAATCCGTATCGCTTGCAATAACGTAATTCTTTTCTTGTTCATTTTGTAAAATTTTGTTGACATATTCATTTACCTTCTTTTCAATCCATCTGATAGATAACTGCCCAGATAGAGTGATAGATTCCGCCTGTCTGATATCAAAATACCTAAAGTATTGATTCCCTAACGCACCATAAGCAGAGTTGAGAAGAATCTTTGCGGCCATCTGTTTGTTATTAAGTGCGGCAATCCTTTTGTCCAATTCTTTAGGATCACCATCACCATCAATTTTCATTTGTTTTGTCTTCAACATTTCCTTCTTATACAACACCCTGTCGTCATACATCTTTTGCATAAGTTTTGGAAGGAAACCTTTTTTATCATTATTATATAGAACGCCATTGGGGGTAAGTGACAAATTACTTTTAGAAATGATTTCTGTATTTGTTTTCATTTCTAATAAATCATTAACAGATGTATCTACTCTGTCAGTTTCAACTAAAGTTTCGGGCGAAATATTATACTGCATGATGAGGTGCGGATATAGACTGTTCAAGTCAAAAGAAACAATCCAATCATGCATCCCTACAGTTGGTTCTTTAACATAGGCACCAGCGTATGCGGCAGTCTTACTATTATTTCTTTTTGGGGGGATTACAATGTTACCCTTTTTAAGGTGATTGAATGCAATTGAGTCCCATGTTTTAATTGGCGAAAATACCTCATCGTAGTTTACTCTCGCCTCATATGCAATTGTAATCAACAGTTCCAAGAGTTTAAGTTTATCATCAAGTCTATCAACAAGTTCAACGTCTTTGATATTATAGTCAATATACTTTTGATAGTCCTCTTTGTAGAACAAGTGCATGTGTGAGAACTCTGAGTGGTCTAACTTTCTTTCACCCAACTCAACAAAAGCAATATGATCGAGTCGATAACTTTCTCTTGTCACATAGGTAAACTTTCGATATAAATCGAGATAATCGACAATATTGATACCAAGCACATTAACTTGTTCTTGTAGTTGGCCACGAATGTTTTTTTGCATTCTATCTACAATACCCCAAGGAGAAAGTCTTTTAGTATTGGATTCTCCAAGGATTTTTGTGATACGATTTACAAGATAACTCATATCAAACTGATTAACATTCCAACCAGTCACAATATCAATATCGGCCGCTTCCCACAAATTTAAGAAAGACTTGAGAAGTTCAATCTCACTGGTACATTTGTAATACTTAATATTAAGATGAGACAGAGACTCATTAGTGTTCTCCCAATCACCCAAACCAAGAACCGTGTACATACCATCATACTTAAGAGTAATGGCATTAACACGTTCTATTGCCTCTAGGGGGTTTGGGAAACCGTTTTCACACTCAACCTCAATATCAAGTGTTGCGATTCGAATCTTATCCAAATCGAATTCTAAGTCTGAATAATTATCTGCAATGTATGGATAAACAAACTGTGTCATGCCATAGAATGACATAATACCATCATTTTCTTTTATCTTTGCTCTCGCAGAAGATATATCTTTAAATGTAACTTTTCTCAAGAACTTCCCATCAAGAGAACGATGTGGCGTCTTTTCTTTTACCTCATAAAAAAGAGATGGTGAGTAAGAAGTTCGATACCTCTTACGCTCACCATCAACAGTTTCTTTGACAAGAATTTTATTTCCAAGATTTTGGATATTAGTATAAAATCGCATGATTCCTCATTATGTAAATTACTAAGTGCATTATATCACACAACGCACAATAAGTCAATCACTAAACTTTAACAAATCCGTGATTTCCGCCCTTTGGTGTTTTAAGTGTTGGGGTGCTTGGCGGGAGAACCAACCCACTACCAAATATTTTATTGTATTCATTAGTCAACTCATTTACAGGATCGACAATAAATCCAACATATGACTTGGCGACTGTAATTCCATCTGAAGATTTTGTATATGGCATAAATGGGGCCAGACCTACTCTTGCAGTAGCGGTTGTTGTATCGGCATAAGAAGTGGCAATCTGACATACATCTTTTATGTAGATAGTGCCATCTTCTTTTTCCGATACATCACCCATAATCTCTTCGCCAGAAATTAGTCGAAGAACTTTAACTGCCATCTGTTGTTTCTACAGGTTCTGGGGTTTCCGCAGTCTGTGGGACTGGTTGCTGTTGAATGTTTGCAAAATATTGAATTACAGTTTTCAATTTGTCTTCTGCCATTGCAAGGTGACAAACCTGTTCATCCATTTCTGCCACAATATCACTATGTTCACCAACACCTACAGAATTTTCAAAATATGTTTGAAGATTTGCAATTGCCATATCTCTTTCATATTCATACTTTCTAATAAGTGCTCTCAATTTCATACTATTGGAATAATCGAACTTCATCTGCTTTCGCTCCTCTTTTGATCCATTTCTTTTCATTTTTAATGTGTGTTCTTAAACGTTTTTGTAACTCTCTACTTTCTGTAGAGTCACCTAACCATTTAATAACTCTTCTTTCGAACCATGCCCACTCCATGTTTAATACTTTCTGTACAACATTTGGATGGGCAATTACGATTTTTTTGTTATTCAATAAGTCTTGAATTAAAAGGTCATTTGGCAATCCTGGCGAGAATTCAATATCTCCTAATTCTCCAGAATTATTAGAAACCTTATAAACCTTATCCTCACTCATTTCAATTTCGGTTTCTTGTTCTGTTAGTTTCATTAACTGTCGCCTTTAACAATCCATTCTTTTTCGTCTTGAATTTCTGCACGGCGTGTTTTACACAACTTCATCAATTCATTAAGGTGTTTTCTTGCACGAATTCCTGCAGACTTATTACCTTTTTGAAATTTCTCATTTTCTAATTTATATTGTTCTAACTCAATTGTTAGTTGGTCATGTGTTTCCATTTTTTAATCCTCATCAAATGATGGGGGGAATGGTTCCCCCCAATTTTTTACTCTGCCAAGAATTTTTTCTTTTTATTTGGCAGTCTTTTAGAACCACCGATATCAATTCGGCGAGGTTTCTTTTCTTCTGGAATTACATGTTCTAATTCAATAACAAGTAATCCATTAACCAATTCCGCACCTACTACGATAATATCAGCATTTAATGTAAAGGTTCTTTCGAAGTCCTTTCCAGAAATACCTCTATGTAGGAATGCAGAATCGTTTTGTTTTTCTTGGACAGAACCTTTTACTCGTAGAATACTTTCTTTTACTTCTACTTCAAGTTCGTCTTCCGAAAATCCAGAAACTGCGATTTCGATACGATAGTTCGAATCTGTTTCTTTGATTACATTGTATGGGGGATAGTTTTGCGTTGTTGCTTGAGTCATTGCCTCAAGTTCATTAAACAATCTATCAAACCCGACACTGTAACGCATAAATGGGTCTAAACTTCTTAATCTTGTACTAACCATGTTTTCCTCCTATATTTAGCAAGGTTTATGTACTGTCCCTTTCGGTAACATGTGAATTTTACTGCGATTGCACGATGGAATCCACTATCCATATACTATATATAATCAATATATAATATTATTCAAGTCTGGTTGAAAATAATTTGGGCCTTTTAAAACTTTTCCATCTTCTCTATAGATGGGTTTACCATCAAGTCCTAATTTAGACATGTTTGAACGATGAACTTCATCAAAACATTTATCCAAATCAATACCGTAAGTATGTCCAGCTCCATACGTCACATACAGAATATCTGTAAGAGCATCTGCAACTTCAACCATGTCTTTATTTGCAATTGCTTCAAAGAGTTCTTCTAATTCTTCTTTGATTAAATCGTAACGTAATGCACTTGCATCTAGGGTAGGAATCTCAGGCTCAGTTTTTACTTCCTGTCCAAATGTTTCCATAAATTGTTTTACTTTTTCAAAATTAGTCATTAAGTAATTCACCTTTTCAAATTATTTTTTTCTACCAATATTATACTTTGGTACTAACTCCCAATTATCTTTTTCTTTATGAGAAATGATTTTAATTTGAGAAATCGGGGCACTTTCAAATTCGTCTGTTTTAACGACATTGATCAATCCCCATTCTTTTAATAGATTTACGACTGTGTTCCTTCTTGCCCTATCATTATCAGAAAAGTCTGATGATTTTCCATCAAGTTTAAATAACTCTTTAAAATGAACGATGTAATATTTTCCTTGTTTATGAAGAATATGGCAAGACTGATAAAGTTTTCTATCTTTTTTTGATGCGACACCAATTCTAGTTAGTGTCTCTCTAATTTTTAAGAAGTCTTCTTGATCACCAAGTGCAACTTCCACTAAAGTTTCTAGTACTGACATAATTATCCGCCTTTATTCATTTGACTCTTAATATCATCTATTTGTTCTTTTGTTAAGATATTAAGTGCCTGTTCTGTTTTTTTATTATTATATCCATAATATTCTTTTACATAATCAAAGTCATTATGAATAGTCTTTTTGTGCCATGGAGAAAATCTTTTCCTTGGACGTATACTATTTAGTAAATAATCGAATTGTAACTTATTATCAATATTATGATATTTGTTCATTTCATTGGCGTATAATATAGTATCTTGAAAATTAGAATAGTTCTTATTTACAAGGTATGCTTGATAGTTTTTCTCCCACTGTTCATCATCACTATCCATCAACCTCTTTTTTGTATGAGAGATTGCAGGGATGTAATCTTTAAATAAATCGTAACTCATTTCCAGTCACACTCTACCATTAATTCAGTAAGACATGCAACTAGATTGATTTCCTGATCGGCAACAAAGGCAGACTTATATGAATACTCTGCAATTGTTACGACTGCCTGAGGTATGGAAGATGGTTCCATATGGTCATACAGTCCATCATAGATACTTCTAAACAAAGTATTAGGGTCATTATCCAGATTTTGATTTACCCACCCACGCATCTCAGTAAACTTTTTATCTTTTAATGCAGATACCAATTTACCAAGATTAATTTCACCAACACTAGTCAGAAGACCTTCATCAATCTCACCACCTATAGAGTAGCGTTGTAACTCATTTAAAACCCTTCTCCAATCTGGGAAGTGTTTCATTACAAGTTGTTGGATAACTTTTTCTTTATACTTGATATTTTCATTATCAAGAATCTTAAGAACCCTATTGTAAAAACCAGATGCAAGTTTTGGTTTATCTTTTTTTGCAATCTTAAACTCTACAAGAGAACACCTACTATGAAGTGGTTCGATGATACGATTTTTAAAATTGCAAGTGAGAATAAATCTGCAATTGCCTGAGAATTCTTCGATAAACCCACGCAAAGCAGGCTGAGTCGATTGCGGATTGAGATAGTCTGCCTCATCTAGAATAATAACCTTTCCAAATTCTGCATCATCACTCGCACTAAAACTTACAGTTGATGCATAGTTTCTAATCTTGGTTCTAAGGGTGTCGATGTTTCCATCTTCCGAACCGTTCACTAATATATAGTCAACATTAAGTTCTTCACATAATGCTCTAGCGACAGTTGTTTTACCAATACCAGGCCCTCCTGCAAGGAGTAGGTTAGGAAGACTACCGTTCTCTACAAACTCTTTGAAGGTCGCCTTTAGGTCGTCCGGCAAGATACATTCGTCAATGGTTTTAGGGCGATATGACTCTACCCATAGATAATTGTCTGAACCCATTATCACTCTCCATAAACAGAATCTTGTTCAAGTGTAATCCAATACTGAATAGGAAGTTTCTGATGACGAAAAGTCGAGATTTTGTTCTTAGAAATACTTACAGAATAATCACCTTCGATAAGTTTCAAGTTTTCTGACTTGAAGAA